ATTCCTATCTAGATGATATAACAGATGCAAGAGTTGAATTAAATACAGACCAAATCCCAAGAGGTATAATAACACCAACAAGTTTTAGTACTGTTAGTGACCAATTTGCAAATCCAAATATTTATATACCAAAAAACACAAAAATCCACGATCAATATATTAAGATAGTATCAAAAGTATTTGCTATACCAATAGAAGTGTCTTATGATATAGAAATAAGAGTTGATAGTGAAATTGATATTTATAAAGTATCAGAAAAAATAATGGATTTATTATTTAATTATAGATTTTTCAATATGGATTATTTTGGTGTTAAAATTGATAATATTTTAGAATTGCCTGATGATAGAAGTATCAAATTACCAAGAGATGGTGATATAGATTTAGGTAGTGATAATGTTAAAAGTATAAATTTCAATCTAAGTGTCAAAAGTAATTATCCATCATGGCAAGTTGATACAGATGAAGTCGAATGTGAGAACACTGAATATGAAAATATAAAAAGAGTGTATTGGAAAAACTATGTTCACGACATGGATAAATTAGATAAAGATTTACCAATAAATCCAAACTTAAGGTCAGTTGAAGATTTTGGTAAAGAAGGTGATTTTGCTAAGGATAATCCGGGGTTTACCAAATTTTCTGGTACAACACAATCAACAGGTATAACTTGGGGATAAATTAGTATGGTCGTCTTATTTGGTGATTCCAATTAGGTGGATTGTTTTGTTCTTCTTCCCTGCGGTACAAATATCTAAGATTTGGGTTATATAATTCAATATCATTTATTTTGAACCAAAGTCCTTTACCAAATGTATTTTTACCAAATAAAATCATATAACCAGTATAGTCTGTTGGTTTTGATTCCATTTTTGATGTATGTTTAATATCTTTTATTGGGTTATTAAATAAGGAATTATTAAAATTCATCCATTTATCAACACCGCCAAGATTTCCACCACCACGCCAAAATTTTGTAGGGTTTTTTTTAACTCTTATAATATCACCTATTTGGAAAGGTTGTTCTTCTTCTTCATCCCAATCATCTTCTTCAAAACCATCAAAATCTTCAAATAATTTTATAAATTTCATTATTTGTTTTTCTTTTATATAGTAATTTTTTGAAATGATTTATTTTCAAATAATAGGAAATTAGAAAAAAATGAATAAAAAATTATTATATATAGTTAAGAATTGTAATAATTTTTTTCAATTTATGCAAGATACGCCAATTGAAAAATTTAAAAAAATAAAAAACTAATATGAAAAATTTAAAATTAAAAATTTTCGATTTTAAACAAAAACTAAGTTTTGATCAAAATGACATTTCTGCTGTTGTAGAAAGAGTGTTAAGTGAATATGATAATTATTCGGAAAAAGAAATTAAGAATATTTTAAATGAGAGATTATTTAAATATACTTATGATACTGAAGTAAAGAATCTTCTTGAAACAGTAGATAATGAAATTGAAGCAAATACATTAGTATATGATTTAAAAGATTTATATAAATTGGTTGAAAGACAAAATCAGGGTATGATTTATAGACAACCTTTAAACACTATTTTAGAAATCATTAATAAAGCTGATGATGATTCAAGATTAGAATCTATTTTGAATGAACTAAAAATGTACGAATGGGTGCCACAAATTAAGAAATTCATTTATGGTTTAACACAAAGTCCAATTGAAAGACAAAATATGGTTAATTCTGGTAAAGGAAATAATGTTTATACCTTAGTTGAAAAAACAAACAATGGTTATTTAGCTTTTGTAGCTGATAGATGGTTTTCATTAAATGAAAATGATGTTGAACAAACATTATTAGAAGATCATGTTGAAGATATTGACAGAGTTAGAGAACTAAGAATTCTTGAACAAGTTATGAATTTGGCAACAATTGAAAATAATGTTATTTATTTAAAAGTTGATGAAGATTTAATTGTTGGATTATCAACAAAAGATAAATCATTATATATTAATGAAGAAAAATTAGATAGTGAAACTACATTGGAAAATGTATTTAATTCACCAATTGTACCTTATCTTAAAAAAGATTACTATGTATTATTAAATACACTTAAAGAAAATCTTAATAATATGGTTGAACTTGATGTAGCAATTAAAATTGATAATATCTTAAACCCACATTATGAAGCTTATGCTTTCAATTATAAAGATAAAATGTATTTGTATAGTAAAGATAGAAGAACAGGTAGTTCATTTTATCAATATGAATCTGTTAATGAACTTATTCGTGATATAAAGAAAGAATTAGATTATGATTTAACTCCTTTCTTTGAAAATAAACTTTCAAAAGAAATGAAGAAGTTAAGAACATTAGAAGATAAAGAAAAAGTATTAGAAGCGAAAATTAAAGATGTACAAGATTCATTAGATGAGCTACAAAACGAACCTGAATTGTTAGAAAGTAGTGCAGATTTAAAATTAACCTTTGATAATTTATTACTTTACAAACATCAGTTAAATGGTAAATTAAATGAACTAAAAAACTATAGAACACAATATAGAAAAATTACATTAAAAAAGTAAAATTTTAAGTATCATCGAATGAAAATCACCGCATATTATGTGGTGATTTTTTTTTTAAAACTTTTAAATTTATTTTTTATATATACGGTATAACAAATTGAATAGCATCTAATTACTTTTGAGCATAATTTTCCTAATTTAAATATACAAATAAAAAACTAAAAAAAAAATTTTAACTATATTATGGCTAGATATTTAGAGGATAATGAACTTTATTATGAAATTGTATTATCGAAAGGAAAGGGTAAATTAACACCAAGAGCTGAGAAAATGTTAATTTTAATTGGTAATAAAATCATAAGAAAAAAAGAAAAATATTATAGAAATCCAGATGATAAGAATGATTGTTTACATCAAGGTTTTTTAATGATGTTTCAAAATTGGAGAAACTTCAATGAAAAAAGATATAAAAGTGCATTGCCATATTTTACTGAAATTTTTAAAAGAGCGATGGCCGGGGGATTAAAAGAAATTTATAATATTAAAAATAATAGAGATAAAGTAATTATGATTAGTCTTGATTCAAGTAATGACGGTCAAGGATTACATAATATTTAAGAATTAATTATGGAAGATAAAGAAAAGATATTAAGATGGGATTTACAAGAAGCTGAAAAGGAACTTAAATCTGATGTTGGTGAAGCACCATTAGCGAGTATGGTTTTTAGTATTATGGAGAATAGACGTAAAAAAGTTAATGATTGTAGAAATAAGTTGAATGAATATTTAAAATCAAAATAAATTTATGAGTAAACATAAAGCTAATGGTGGGGGTGGTAAATGGTATCACGGTGAATATAAACCATTAAATCCCAATAAGTATGTTGGTGATATTACAGATATTATTTATAGATCTAAATGGGAATATAAATTCTGTTATTATTGTGATAATGAAGATAGAATAAAAAAATGGGAATGTGAACCTTCACGACATAAGATTCAATATGATGTTATGGAATATGGTCAATATAAACAAAAAACTTATAATCCAGATTTTTGGATACAAGTAGAAAAACCAAATGGTGATATTGAAGAACTTATAATAGAAATTAAACCATATAAACAAACAATTGAACCAGTTGAACCAAAAACAACAACAATTAAAACTATAAGAAATTATGAATATGCGTTAAGGGAATATATTAAAAATATTAATAAATGGAACGCGGCAACAGAATATTGTAAAAAAAGAGGAATCATTTTTTATGTTCTTACTGAAAAGTACTTTGATTCAAAACAAATAAAATTATTTTAATGGGACATTTTAAGGATTATTGTGGAAAATTATTTGGAGAATATAATAATAATATCGGTTTAATAACTAAAGAATCTACGGATAGAATTTTTTATTTAATTAACAACCCTAATGAAGAAATATATTTTGCTAAAAAATTATCACTTGGTAAATTTTATCTTATTAAATATGATTATAATGGTAATAAAATGTGGTGTCCTATTTTTATAATTGATGATAGATATAAAACAGATACACAAAAAAGAATTCTATATGCTATAAATATAGATTATTTACCGTATGCATATAGGGTAATCTTTTTTGATATATTATTTGAACAATTTAGAAAAACTATAGATTTCAATGCGAATAAATCCGAAAATGATATTGAAAAATCATTAAAAGTGAATTTCGAATTTATTTTCAATTTATTGAAAAAGAATGGTGGGCATGAATACGCAATAACAGCATTTGATTATTCAAAAATAGATGGAATAAAAGGTGGTATTCCAAAAACATTTTTTGTATCAACAACATTTCTTTCAAGGTTTATTTTTATAAATACAAAAATGGTTAATATGAAAAGTATGAAAGATTTATCTATTATTATGGATGATTATAATATTAAAAATAAATTAAATGATTTAATTAATGAATTTAATCTTATTAAAGAAGATTTGAATATTAATGATCAAAAAGAATATTACAAAAAATTAAAAAATATGGAACAAAGATATAAATTATTTAAAAACAAATAATGGAACATATTTTTTTTATATATATAGTAAAAAATATAATTTAATGATACATAAAGATAACTATATTTATAAATCTAATAAAATTCATAATAATAAATATGATTATTCTAAAGTAAATTATAAAAATGCTAAAACGAAAGTTGTAATTGGTTGTCCCAAACATGGTGATTTTGAACAAAATATGGATAATCATTCAAATGGTCAAGGATGTCGATTATGCAAATCGATAAAAATATCAATGGAACAATTATCAGATACAAATGAATTTATATTAAAATCTAATAAAATTCATAATAATAAATATGATTATTCTAAAGTAAATTATAAAAATGCTAAAACGAAAGTTGTAATTGGTTGTCCCGAACATGGTGATTTTAAACAAAAACCAAATAATCATTTAAGTGGGTACGGGTGTGAAAAATGTTCTATATCTAAAAGATTATCAGATACAAATGAATTTATATTAAAATCTAATAAAATTCATAATAATAAATATGATTATTCTAAAGTAGATTATAAAAATGCTAAAACAAAAGTGATAATTGGTTGTCTTATTCATGGTGATTTTGAACAAAAACCAAATAATCATTTAAATGGAAATGGGTGTAAAAAGTGTTCGATTATTAATAATAGAAAAAGTATTATCAAGAGAATTGAAAAGGATAAATTAAATGGAAATCAATTGTATCCTAATTATAATAAATATGGTTGTAATATATTTGATAAAATTAGTAAAGAAACCAATATTCATATTCAACATGCTATGAATGGTGGTGAATTTTATATAAAAGAATTGGGTTACTGGGTAGATGGATATGATACTAAAAATAATGTAGTATATGAATATGATGAAAAACATCATTATGAAAAAGGGGAATTAAAAAAAAGAGACATAATAAGACAAAAAGAAATAACAAACTTATTAAACTGTGAATTTATAAGAATTAATGAATAAAAAAAATAAAAATAAATGGCTACATATAGTAGAGTAGGAAATAACCCAAATCCATCAGGTGGACAAAATATGGGATTTTATAATAGAATATTACGAAATCTTTCTAAATACGGTATGACTTGGGATGATGATAGAATAAAAAATACATATTCAATTGGTCCACAAGAAGATACTAGTGATTTAATATATCAACCAGGTACAAATATGTATGATCTTTTTACTAAAAAGGTTATAGCAAGAATATTAGAACAAAAATCTGTAGCATATTTAGATAGAACATATTTCGATAAAAGGAAAATATTAAGACAATATTCAATTAAAGATGAAATTAAAGAATACATTACACAAATAGCGGATGAAAGTGTTATGTATGATGAAGATAATCATTTTTGTAATATTAGAAACTTACCTGATAATTTCAATACTGAAATTAGACAAAGATATAGAGATAATTTTGATAGAATGATGAATGATTTCAGATTATTTGATGGAACTACAGCTTGGAGTTATTTTAAAAATTTATTAATTGATGGTTATATTTCATATGAAATTGTTTATGATAGAAAACAAAAAAATGTTATTGATATTTCACCAATTGATCCGATAACTTTAATTATTGCAACAGATCCAGGAACTAATACGATTATATGGATACAACATCCTGATAACCCACAATTAAGAAGGGTATTATTAGATTCACAAATTATATATATTTCATATTCAAATAATAATGAATATTTTGAAACAAGTTATGTTGAAAATTTAATTAGACCTTATAACCAATTGAAAATGTTGGAACAAACTAAGATACTTTATAATATAAATCAAGCATCTATTTATAAAAAGTTTGTAATACCAACAAATGGATTAACAAGACAACAAGCAGAACAACAAATAACACAATTGATGTCTGAATATCATGAAGATGTCCAATGGGATGATCAAATGGGTACTATGACTATAAATGGTAGCCAAAATATTCCACTTAGTAAAGATATATGGTTACCAGGTGGCGGAGAAGGTGGTCCACCAGAAATAAATATTGAAACACCAGGTGGTATTGACTTAAATGAAGATATGATGCTAGGTTGGTTTTATAAGAAATTAAAAAGAGCTACTAAGATACCATTCAGTAGATTCGATGAAGATAGTGGTGGCGGTAACGTATATAATGATGCATCAGATATAACAAGAGATGAAATAAAATTTAAAAATTTTATTAATAGATTAAGAACAATTTTCAAAGAATTAATTATTAAACCTTTGAAAATACAAATGATATTAGATTTTCCTGAACTTAAAGATGATTATCTTTTGAAAAATTCAATTGAAGTAGATTTTAATACTAATGAATTATTCGAAGAATGGAAATATCTTAACAATTTATCAAAAAGATCAGATATCGCATCTGCATTAAATGCTAATTTAATGGATGCTGAAGGTCAACCGTTTTTTGATGTCGAATGGTTAGTTAGAAATATTATGAAACTAACTGATGAAGAAATCGAAGAGAATAATAAGTATAAAATTATGAGACAAAACCAACAAGGTGGTGAAGGTGGACCTGAAGGTGGCGGTGGTGGTGGAGACTTCGGCGGTGGAGACTTCGGTGGTGGAGGAGATGACTTCGGCGGTGGAGATTTCGGTGGTGGCGGAGATGATTTCGGTGGTGGCGGAGATGATTTCGGTGGTGGCGGAGATGATTTCGGTGGTGGCGGAGATGATTTCGGTGGTGGACAATCACAAGGTGGTGGTCAACCACAAGGTGGCGGAGGTCAAATGCAATTTTAATATATAAATTTTAGATTTCCAGAATCATATATTCTATATATTTTTCTATCTATCATTATTTGTCTTTCTGTTGATAACGGATCAAACCCTTCTTTAATAAGTTTATCTTTTCTAAAACCAAATCTATATTTTCTAATTCCATTAACGATATAATGATAATTTGGTTTTGTTTTTCCATGATATTCAAACCCTAATTGTTTATATAGATTACCATTTGACCATGATCGATCTGCATATGTTGTCATTTCTTTTAGTTCATAATTTTTAACAAAATGTTTAAATAATTTGTTCGCTCCTCCAATCACGTTAGTATTAAGTTTAGTGCAAAATCTTAAAAGTTCATACTCACCTTCTGATCCTTTTTTACCCATTGCAACCCTTCTTTTACCAAATGTCATTAAACTAACTAATTTATTTTCATAAAATAAACCTAATTTAACAGATGAACCAATAAATCCTTGAAGGTGATTTTTATCGAGGAATTCTTTAACTAATTTATTATCGAATATTTCTCTTATATCACATTTACGTGCATATATTTTATTTATAGATTTACCTAACTTATTTAAAATCATGGATTTGATTATATCTTGCTTATATAACCAATCATCTTCATAAATATGAATCAATTGAATTTCATTATCCTCACATAATTCTGTTTTATTTAAATGATAATTATTTTCTTTATGTAACTCATTATGCCAGTATAATCCATTAAATTCAAAAGCAAGTTTTAATTCAGGAATATAAATATCAAGTTCATATGGGTTTATAACATTTCTATTATTTCTCAATATTTTATTATTATAATTTGTATAAATAAAATTATACAAATTATTTTCTTCACCAGATATAGAAAAATTTCCAATTGGTTTACAGGTTGTACATAGTTCAACATTAAGATTATACCTAGTGTAAAAAGCCTTTTTTCCTATTAAAAAATTTTCATTGCAATTATCACAATGAAATTCATAATTATCTCCAATAATATCTATTAAGTTATCGTATTTTAATTTTAATTTATTTAATATTTTTGTTTTTATTATATTTTTAAAATTTGGTGATTGTGATATATATTTTACACCATGTGATTTTAAACAAGTATTTTCTTTTTTAGATTTAATTTCTTTTAATTTTGATATATTATCTACATTATATTTTTCAATAAGAGTCTTTTTAGATTTGTCTAAAGTATTTTTATTTTGCATCGGCCAATCTACTCCTAATTTTTTATTGTTAGTTTTAATCTTTTTATTTTTAATTATATTAGATTTTGATACATTATCTACCCCATATTTAATTATAATAGTTTCTTTAGATTTTTCTTTGATATCATTAAGTTGAAAGACATTATCTACCCCATATTTTTTTTGATTATTTTTTACCATATTACATGATCTACAAATATAATTTCCATTTTTGTGACCATAAGAAATATATGATGAATAATCTATTTTTTTAATTTTACCACATCTATCACATTGTATATTTATTTTTGAATGATTTCCTTTAGTTAAATATTCTATTTTTACAGATATAATATCTTTTATTTTTATATTATTATAATATTTGGTGTAGTGATTATAATTGGATGGATTTATTCTTATGTTTATTATTTTATCTAAGATCATAAATAATTTTATTTTTATATATTAAAATTGATAAGTCATTTTTTATCAAATACCCCATATATGACTTTTAGTATGAAAAATTTAGAATAAAAATTAAATTATTTTCAATTATTATGTTTTATTCCAAAATGGAAAAAACAGGCTATTTTAACTTAATATATAAAATCAAAAATAATTAAGTTTAATGAAGCAAGTTTTAATTATTGAGAATTCATTAAAAGGGTTACAACTTAACGAATCAGTAAAAACTCAACATAAAGATGATTCCAGAAAATACGTATTAGGCGGGATTTTTACGGAATTTGATGTTATGAACAGAAATGAGAGAATTTACACTTCCGATAAGTTTTTACCCCATTTAACAGAATTACTAGAAAGAAAGAAACAACTTGGAATCATTTACGGAGAATTTGATCATCCCGATGTTTTCGACACATCATTGGCCAGAATATCACATACACTAGAATCTTTAACATTTAATAAAGAAAGAAATGCGGTAGAAGGTACAATTAGATTGTTGAATACACATTACGGTAGAGAAGCAAAGGCTCTTGTAGATGATAACTGTCCAATTTTCGTCTCTTCAAGAGCGGCAGGTGTCACCGAATCAAACGGCACAGTAACAATTAAAAAACTTTTCACATATGACGCAGTTGCAGACCCTGGATTTAGTTCAGCAAGAATGGAATCTGTATCTATTAATGAATCTTTAGGATTTAATGAAAATGTTAACTTCAGGATATATGATATATCTGACGAGTCAAAAATTAACGAACTATTCGAAATGGATAAAAACGAATTTGTAACAAAAAAACAAATGGTTGAATATTCGAATTACCTAACCGAACAAATTGAAAAAACACAGAAATCAATTAGTGGACACGTGCAGTCAGGTAAATTCAATCCAGAAGAGTTATTAAAACTCGAAGAAAATTACGAATCTTTACACGAAGGATTCAAAAAAGTGACGGAGTATTTAGATTATCTATCTGAAAATATTTCTCATCTAATTATCAAAAACGAAAAATTAGAAGCAAAAGCAGAAAAAATTGTAGAACACAATGATTACCTTGCCGAAAACTTAGAAAAATCTATTGGTTTCTCTGATTATCTTGCTGAAAATTTGGAAAAAAACATTGATTATTCAGAATATATTGCTGAAACATTAGATAAGAATATCGACTTTGCTGAGTATATTGCAGAACATGTAGATAAGAATATTAAGTATTCAGAATACTTAGCTGAGAATGTAGAAAAATCTATAGACTATTCAGAATACATTGCTGAAAGTTTAGATAAAACTATAGACTATTCTAATTATATTGCTGAAAATCTTGATAATAGTATTGTTTACGCTGAATACATAGCTGAGAATGTTGATAACAATATTCAATATGCAGAATATGTAGCAGAACATGTAGATAACAATATCAAGTATGCTGAGTATATTGCAGAACATGTTGATAACAACATTAAATATGCAGAATATATTGCAGAAAATGTTTCTGATAATATTGCATATAGTAATTATTTAGCAGAAAGTCTAGATAAATCCCTAGGTGAAAAATTAAACGAAGATGTGCAAGCACAACTAAATTTCTCACCAGATGATAATATGGGGAAATATTATGACGAAGATGATGACTTTGTACAAGGTCAGGGTCAAGTTCAAGGACAAGTTCAAGGACAAGTTCAAGGACAAGATGATGATTTTGATGATGAAGATGATCTTCAAGGACAAGTTCAAGGACAAGTTCAAGGACAAGAAGATGATGATGATTTAGATATTGACGTTGATGTTGATGTTGAAATTCAAGGACAACCAGTTGGTGACGAAGACGAATTAGATTTCGGAGTTGAACCAGGTATGGTTGTGAAAATTGATGACGATAAAACAGGGGAAGTAATTGCTACTAACGCTGAAAATCAAATCGTTGTTGTAAAATTATCCGACACGGGTGAGGTTCAAGAAATTCAAGAATCAAGAATCACTCCATTAGGTGACGGTAAATTATTCGAAACTGAAAATTCTTTAAAAGAGAACATAAAGAGGTTTATAAATGAAGCTAAAAAACGTAAAGCATCCGAAGAAAATGAACCTCATTTTCTATTATTCTTAACAGAAAAGAGGAAAGCAGCTTATTATAACCTAAGTTCAGAAGACAAAGAAAAAGTTGTTACTGCAATAAACGAAAGTAGTTACGCTAGTGAGTCAGATGTACTTAAGATTATGGAAAAGGCATTGTCTACACCTCAAAAATCAATGGAGGATACTCTCATTGAAAGCATCCCATCTGATTTAAAACCAATATGGGAAAACTTAAACACTGAAGTTAAACAAAGTGTATTAAGTGGTTCACAGTTTTACTCTAATCTTTCAGAGTCCAAAATGGAAAGTTTCTGGAGAACAAGAGGTCTTGATAAATATGGCACAAGTACAAAACAGACATTAAATGAAAACTTATCAAATTATGATAATCAATCATTAAACGAAAGTCAACTTGAATCATATCTAAATAGATTAAAAAATCTGTAAGAACAAAAAATAACTAAAAATGGAAAATATTGACTTTTTAAACTCAATATATACATTTACAAAAAAAAATTAAAAATAAAATGAACTTTATAGTAGACAAATCAAAAGCTATGAAAAAATGGTCTCCAATTCTTGACACTTTACAAGTTGAGGATACAGACAAAAGATCATGGATGTCTGAATACGCTGAAATTCACCAAATGAATGAAAACGTTGCTTATTCAACATTATATAATCTTAATGGTATGGGTGCCGTAACCTCTCCTACAGTTGGAACAACTCCAGGTTCTGTATGGCAATCAGGTAATGGTGCAGCTGGTTCTGGTGACGTAGCTCAGAACTTATTACCAGTTTCGATGAAAATCGCAGCTCAAGCAATTGGACTAGATTTAGTTGCTGTTAAACCAACAGCTTCACCAAGAATTGAACTTTTATTCGTTGATTTCAAATATGATAACAATGACGAAGATTCTGACGATAGACCTTTAGTATTTAAAGTTGGTTCATCAACAACTGCTGATGTTACAACACTTAAAGCTGCTTTAGCAGAACAATTAAGAGTTAATTCTATTACTGAAAGAATCGGTGGACTTGACGCAAGAACATTCGTTAAATTAGGTGATGGTACAGCTACACCAGCTGAAATGGTAGCCTTTACAGGTGCCGCAGGTGACACAAAAACAGGTTGGTTGGAATTCTTAGGTTTCTCAAGAATCGATGGTTATCCAATGTTCCGTTCTTTCCGTCAAATGTATCCAGTAATGGATGGCAATTTCGCAAATGCATCATTTGATGCAACAAAGAACACTTTTGAACAAACTGGTTCTATTGCAACTCTTTTTGCAGCATCAGGTATTACTGTATCTTCAGGAAGTACTGCAGCAACAGGTTCAACAGGAACATTCGCTGGAACAGCTGATATTGAATTAGTTTCACTAATGGAAGACCATATTCCTGGTTTCTCAGCAGGTTGGAAACTATATGATCCAATGACAAGAGCAGAAGACGAAA